CGGTTCAGCCAGTATCAGTTATGTATACGATTCAGCCAGTATCAGCGAGGTATACGATTCAGCCAGTATCAGCAAGGTATGCGGTTCAGCCAGTATCAGCGAGGTATACGATTCAGCCAGTATCAGTTATGTATACGGTTCAGCCAGTATCAGTTATGTATACGATTCAGCCAGTATCAGCGAGGTATACGATTCAGCCAGTATCAGCAAGGTATGCGGTTCAGCCAGTATCAACAAGGTATACGGTTCAGCCGTAATATCATCACCTTCGTTTGGATGGAAAAACAAAGAAAAAGTAGTCATATCTGAAAACGCCACATTTAAAGATAACCAAGCCAAAACAATCTGGCAATCCGGGGACTGGAAAATAGAAATACTGAATAAGGAAAACAAAGAGTAACGGAAAGGAATGTCAAATATTATGGGAATCCCAAAACATGGAAAATTGAGCGCAAAAACTAAAAAATGTCAAAAATACCGCGCAGAGGGAAGATTGGCAAAAAACAAAGCAAGGAAGATTGCAAAGCATGAAAAATTCATGGCGAAAAAAGCCGCTAAAAAATCTAAACAAGGAAGTGCTTCTTGATGTATATATGCAGCAGATGCGGACATCAATTTGAGGATGGAGAGGGAAGGCATGTCAAGGAATATATGGGAGAATGCCACGGCTCTCCGGCTGTTGTTGAATATTCCGTCTGTCCGGTGTGCGGATGTGAGGAATACGACAAAGCAAAAGAATGTGCACAATGCAATCGGTATGCACTTGATGTTGAAGATGGACTTTGCCCGGAATGTGCGGATAATCTTCGGAAAAAGTTCGATGATTTTTACACTGATTTATCAATAGCAGAAACGATATATTACAAGAAAAATTCAGAATATATGATGTAGGGAGTTGATAAAAAATGGCAGACATAATGAAAATGGGAAAAAATCCTAACTACTTAGGAAGTTGGGATTTATATGACCTAAGTCCGCAGGAAATTACCGTAACTATTAAAGATATTAAAGATGAAGAAGTAATTAATAACGGAAAATCTGAATGCTGTACCGTTGCATACTTTGTAGAAGATTGTAAGCCAATGATTCTGAATTTAACAAACAAAAAAACATTAGCAAAGCTGTATAAAACAAAAGATACGTCAGCTTTAACTGGAAAACGAATCACTGTTAATTATGAAAAAGTAAAAGCTTTCGGCAAGATTTCTGATGCACTAAGGATTAAACCAATGGTACCAAATGAGCCAAAAATCATTTTACCGAAGTGTGAGAACTGCGGTTCTGATATATCAGCGGCGGGAGGAATGACACCGGGGCAAGTTGCCGCATATACCAAAAAAGGATATGGAAAGCAGCTTTGCGGAAAATGTGCATCCGAAGCAAAGAAAGCTAAGGAGGCACAACAAAATGCAGCTGAATAGTGAGAATTACTTTAGCCAAGAGATGTCTGAAAAGTATATGTCGGTATCACAATTCAAAGCGTTTGAAAGCTGTCCGGCTATGGCTATGGCTGAAATTAGCGGAATGTTTGAGAGAGAAAAGACCACAGCTTTGTTGGTAGGCTCTTATGTTGATAGTCACTTTGAGGGAACATTAGATATCTTTAAAGCACAGCACCCTGAATTATTTAAGCGTGACGGAAGCTTAAAATCAGAGTACATACAGGCAGAACAGATTATACGCAGAATAGAGCGAGATCAATTGTTCATGGAATATATGTCCGGAGAAAAGCAGGTAATAATGACCGGAGAAATACAGGGAGTTCCGGTCAAAATAAAGATAGACAGCTATTTACCTGATAAAATTGTTGACCTTAAAATCATGCGTGATTTTGAGCCAGTATATAAGCCTGAACAAGGTCGGTTGCCGTGGTTTGAGGGTTGGAGATACGATTTGCAAGGTGCCGTATATCAGGAAATTGTTCGGCAAAATACAGGAAAAACGCTTCCGTTCTTTCTAGCTGCCGCAACAAAAGAAAAAGTAACCGATATTACTATTATTCAGATTGAGCAGGATTTATTAGACTTCGAACTGGAACAGGCAAAAGGACAAATTCAACTGTTTGATGCTATTAAGCAAGGGATTATACAGCCGGACAGATGTGAAAAGTGCGATTATTGTAAGTCAACCAAAGTATTAACAAATATTATTAAATCGGGGGAATTATTAGATGATTAATAAAACAGTTTTGCAAGGAAGATTAGCGAGAGATCCGGAATTAAGAACAACGCAAAGCGGAGTTGAGGTCGTAAGTTTAACTATTGCATGGAGCGAAAAATATAAGGATGTAGAATCAAAACTTTTTCTAAATTGCACGGCTTGGAGACAGACAGGCGTATTTATAAATACATATTTTAAAAAAGGTCAAGAAATATGTGTGGAAGGAAAATTGGAAACCAGAAGTTACCAAGACAAGGACGGAAATAATCGAAGCGTAACTGAATTAATTGTAGATAAAGCGCATTTTTGCGGTAAAAAAGCCGATGGACAAGCTTCAGCAACACAACAATCACAACAGAGTTTTAATGTTGATGGATTAGGAAGTTTTGAAGATATTGACGCAAGTCCGAGCGACTTACCTTTTTAACGAGGTGATTTGATGACTATTCAAATAGACACCAGAGAAAAGAAAAGAGCAATAAAAAATATCAAATTATATTTTGACAGACAGCATATTCAATATTTTGACAGCAAGTTATTTGTCGGGGATTACATGAGTTTAGATAATCCCCGGCTGATAATCGACAGAAAGAAAGACTTGCCGGAATTATGTGGAAACGTATCCGGACAAACAAAAGTATATAAGAAAAACAAAGAAGGCGAGTTCATCCTTGATGAAAAAGGCAATAAAATTGTTGATCATATAATAGACCATCATAAACGTTTTAAAGGAGAACTAACCAGAGCACAAGATAATGGAATAAAACTAATTATCCTATGCGAACATGGCGGTAATATAAAGCGGTTGGAAGATGTGAATGAGTGGTATAATCCTAGGCTTAAAGAATCTCCTCTAGCCGTATCTGGTCAAAGGCTATTTAAAATATTATCTACCATGTCAAAAACATACAACGTTGATTTTATGTTCTGCAATAAAGCTGAAACCGGCAAACGGATTATTGAAATATTGACAAAGGAGAATGAAAGCAATGGAATATAAAGAATTAGTTAGCGTATTTGAAAAGCTGTATAAATATTGCAACACACAAAAACAAGTAAATACGTTAACTTCAAAAATTTACGCCGCTTTAAAAAGTCAATCTTCAAAAAGAAGATACGAACTAGGGTTGTTAAATATACCGGAAGAAATATCAAGTTTTTTTGAAAATGATGACTTTAATCTAAACGAATGCAAATCAGTTAAATACGCTTATGAAGAATCGCTTCGCTAGGCGGTGATTAAATGGCTGAAAAGAGCACATTTATAAAACTTGATAGAAATATTCAAGAATGGCGGTGGTTTAAAGACGGTAATACATTTAGGGTGTTTATATATTTATTGCTTAATGCAAACGTAAAAAAGAATGGCTTTAAAGGGATAGATATTAATCGAGGACAGCTTGCAACTTCTAGAAAATCAATATCTGAAAAACTAGGATTAACAGAAATGCAAGTAAGAACCGCAATAAAACACCTAAAATTAACCGGCGAAATAACCAGCAAAATATATCGTGATTTTTCCCTTTATACCGTGGTTAATTACGAATTGTATCAAGGCAATGTAACCACCAACATAACCAGCAAACAACCAGCTGATAACCAGCTGATAACCAGCAAACAACCACGATATAAGAATGTAAAGAATGAAAAGAATGAAAGAAGTAGTAGTACACCACCACAACTTTTTGAAATTTCATCTTTCTGTTCTGAAAACGGATTAAATGTGAATGCGGAAAAATTTTATGATTATTATTCCGGCAACGGATGGAAAACGTCACAAGGCAAACCAATAACCGATTGGAAAGCGTTGTTAAAAAAATGGAGCGAAACAGAACGAGAACAGCAAGCGGTAGTTAAAAAGCGAAATAATAACACGCTATCCGGATTGCCGTTGTTAGGAAGTGATGATGATGATTGAATGTAATAGTCTGGAAGTAGAACAAAGCATATTGGGCGGTTTCTTCTTGTGGGGCGAAGAACTTCGGGAAAAGGTTGGAATTGTTGAGCAATCTGATTTTGCCAATGAACGGTTGGGAGATATTTTTCAGCGCGTGAAGGATAAGATACAAAATACTCCAACCACTATCAAGATTGACAATATTCTGCTGCTTAGCCTTATATCACCAGATGAGCGTGCTGTTGTTGTGGAATGTATGCAAGTTATCGTGTCGATACATAGCTTTGACCAGTATATTTCACGGCTGAAAGAATTGGCACGAAAAAGAAGATTACGCAGCAGAGTTACAACATTAACTTGTGGAGATTTTGGATTATCTGATTTGAAAAAAATTGTAGAGGATGAAGAACAAAACCACAGTTATGAAAACAGCAAGGAGAAAAGCAAAATGGGAATAGATGATTTCGTGAGTAATATCAACGAGCCACAGCCAACTATTATGACCGGATTTAATTCTCTTGATCGCACGACTGGAGGAATCAAACAAGGGACTCTGTTTTACTTAGGAGCCAGACCATCAACCGGAAAAACCACGCTAGCTATCAACATTGCGATGAATCAACGTAAATTCAATGCACGAACGGTTATATTTAGCCTTGAAATGTCAAGCGGAATGATTTATGAGCGTATAGCTGCGGCAGAGTGCGATATTCCTTATGCGAAATTTTCAAAACGCACATTATCCGAAGTTGAAAAAGGACAAGCTATTCAACTAGCCGAGCAAATCAAACAAGAAGAACAGCTGTTCGTGCTTGATGATGTTTATTCGGTTGAGTCTATCTGCAACACCATCAGCGAATTAAAGCCGGATTTGGCGATTGTCGATTTCATTCAAATCGTAACCACAAGCAAAAAGTTTATTGATACTCGTTCAACCATCAATTACATATCAAGCGAATTTAAACGAGTAGCCAAAAACACCGGATGCGTGATTTTGATATTATCACAGTTAAGCCGAAATGGAAAAGATGCTCCTACAATGTCAGATTTGAAAGAGTCCGGCTCATTAGAGCAAGACGGAGATTATATTGCTCTGCTGCATCGTCCCTATGTGCTTGATAAGAAAAATCCAGACATTCAGCCGGAACGAACAGAGTTCATCATGGATAAAAATAAGTTTGGCGGGAATGGCGTTATTCCGATGCGGTTTGACTTGAAATATCAGAAGTTTTACGAGATTGACGAAAGACATTTGGAGGGATTGCCTTTTGAGTAAGACAAGGCAGACATATCAATGTCAAAAATGCGGAATAGAGTTTGTCGGATGTGGCATACAAGAGTGTCCGCATGAATCAGTTAATGCGGTTTATGGTAAATATATCTGCCGGTACTGCTGTATGAAATGCAAACACAACATCATCACGGATATCGGTCAGGAATGCGAGTTGAGAAAGGAAGATATGAAATGATTAAAGATTCAGGAAACAGGCGGGAATTTGAAAGCGGAGCCGTCAGAGATATTCAAGAAGGAAAAGGCAGATGTGATCTTTTGCCGTTAGATGCTGTTGGTTTAATGTATGAAGGCAAATATAGTCTGGAACACAATAAAGTGTTTTTTGCACTTTCATATTTTCAAAAAATCGGAAATATTGCATCTTTATTAAATGCATTGGATTCGTTTTGTTGTGTTTCAAATTTTGAAAACTATCACGATATGATTCTGGAAGTATCCAAGCACTTTGAAGAAGGCGCAAAGAAATACAGTGAACGCAATTGGGAAAAAGGCATTCCGATTCATTGCTACATAGACAGTGCGGTACGGCATTATCTGAAATTCTTGAGGGGAGATACAGACGAGCGTCACGATCGTGCTTTCTGCTGGAATATTCTCTGCTGCATTTGGACTTGCATTAACAAACCGGAATTAAACGATTATTTGAAGGCTGATGACGATGAAAATTAAAACCTACACGCAAGCCGAAGTCGACAAAATCAAGATTAAGGAATACAGCAAAGGCATAGATGAAGCGATAATCGCAATGGCACAAATTTACACGCTTATGCTGCTTGATAAATGGGGTTGGAGTTGCAATAATGCCATGAAATTAGCAGAGGAAGTGAACGAGGAATATTCAATGATCAGAAATGGATATTTGTCACTTGGCGATGTCGAAACCACATTATGGGAAGAATATGGAATTAAATTTGAATGATTGTCAAACGTTCTGTGTAGCCTTACAGCACACTTTTGATATCTTACCCATAAAATTACACTACAAAATCAAAAGTGGCTGTAAACGGCTGAATTTTATCGTAGAAAGGATTACATAAATGAAAATATTGATTGCATGTGAAGAATCGCAAGCTGTCTGCAAAGAAATGCGGCGACTAGGGCATGAGTGTTACAGTTGCGATATTATTGAATGCTCCAGTGGACATCCTGAATGGCATATTATGCAGGATGTGATTCCGTTGTTGAATGGAAATTGCGTATTTAAAACTATGGACGGTATTGAACATACTATTGACGGTAAATGGGATATGATTATTGCTTTCCCACCGTGCACATATCTGACTAATTGCGCCACAAGGTCGCATAGTGTCAGATGCACACCGCTGGAAAAAATAAATGAAAGAACTTTAAAGAGAATTTCAGCAATGAACTTTTTTATGAAGTTTGTAGATGCCGATTGCGACAAAATAGCAATAGAAAATCCTATAGGAGTAATGAATACTTGCTACAGAAAGCCCAATCAAGTTATCAATCCATATATGTTTGCGGAGAGCGTATCGGATAGCCAAAATTATGTAACCAAAAGTACTTGTTTGTGGCTGAAAAATATGCCGGAACTAATTGGTAATAATCTTCCAAAGCCAGATAATGCCAAGATTTTTGGAGTAAGACCGAATGGCAGAGCTTTTACATGGGAAGAAAAACTGTGCAGAGCCGGTGGTGCTTCTTTGGCACGTTCAAAAACATTCCCTGGAATTGCTAGAGCCATGGCAGAACAGTGGGCAGGACAAGCAGAGGACGGTGACAATCATGCCGAAAGTTAAATGTGAAATATGCGGATGTGAGTTTATGGCTAAGCACGGAAACAGACGGAATTGCGACAAATGCAAATCTGAAAAAACTAAAAAATATAAATCTGAATATCGTCAGCAATGGAAATCGGTCGACAAGGAAACGAGAAAAAAGCCGGAGAAGAAAACGGAAAAGCCGGTATTGAGTATCAACGATATCGTAAGAATGTCAATGGCTGCCGGTAAGTCTGGGGTTAACTATGGGTATGATGTTCTGGAATTGGAGGGGAAATAATATGACCAACTACGAACGCATTAAAAATATGAGCGTGGAGGAAATGGCTGAAATTATAAATGTTTTAACTCGTTGTTGCGCTACTGATGAATGTCACGAATGCCAAATTGATGAATTTAAGGAAAATGGAATCGTTTGCTCAAAGATTTCGATTAAACAATGGCTTGAAAGAGAGGTTGATAACAATGCCGAATGATATGAGAGATAGGCTGATAGAGTTGATTTCAGACATGGAAAATAAACTTTTAAGGTCTTATCCGTACACAACAGACGAATATAGAATTGCAAGTATTGCAGATCACCTTATCGAAAATGGAGCAATCATACCGCCGTGTAAGGTTGGAGATACGGTATATAAATGTCACACAGTTAACCTTAAGCCGAACGGAGAAATTACCAAAAGAACTATAAAGCAAATTACATTTTCGGCTTTTACGGTTACGGATGACGGGGCAAGCGGATGGTTTGATATTGATGATATCGGAAAAACCGTATTTCTCACCAGAGAAGATGCGGAAAAATCGTTACGGGAGCGTGATGGAGAATGAGCAGATATATCAATGCAGTAATTGCAGCGGAAAAGATATCAGAAAAGCACAACATTCCATTTTCTGAACTGGTTGATACTTTTGCTGAAATACCATCCGCTGATGTGGTTGAGGTTAAGCGTGGGGAATGGAAAGTAGACGAAACACACGATTACGAGCCGTATTGCTCATTGTGCGGTCATGAGCCGATAGCAGGAGAAAAATATAATTACTGTCCGGATTGCGGCGCTGATATGAGGGGTAATGAATGATGAAATTTAAATATATAGAATTAATTTTATGGTTAATTGTTGGATTATTAAATATAGCTTCCCGAGATATATCAATGGCGTCATTTGTTTGCGTTTGGATTGCTTTGCTTTTTTATATAATACAAAGCATTTTTATGGGTGATAAGCGGTGAAAGATAGGAAAAAATGCTACCGGCATTGCTACAACTGCGAACATTTAGATGTTACTCCTGTTGAGAGTTATATATTTTGCGGTTTAAAGCATGGCTCAATACTGTTTCCAAGGCTTAAAGCATTATTTTGCACGAAATACATAGATAATAGGGGTGATACCGAATGATATTCATTTACGAAAGCCATTTAGGTGGTTTATATGTTACTGATAAATATTTAGATCATGATATTTTACATTGTGATCAATGTGGAGACAGTGATGTGCTTGTATTATCCACAAATGATATTGATGAAGTTAGTGAGTTCTTAAGAAAAGAAGTTGCTTTGTTCGGTAGCGGAGGATATTCTATATGCCATTGCAATCAAATATATGAGAAGTGTGAAAAATTGTTGCAGGAGAGTGATACCAAATGAAATACAGCACAGATAAAAATGTTCAAATTGACTTGGTAAATCAAAATATTACACAGCTTTTAATTATAGCATTATACAATACTGACGAGCATATAGAAAAGCATTTTGGTTCAGAAACAGAACTTCTGAAAGTGATCAACGGATATATGGATTTACTTGATAGATTGGAGAGTGATTCACAATGACATCGTTTCTATTATGGCTGTTGCAGTTTGTACAATTCCTGCTTGTATTAGGCGGGCTGTTGGCAGTGATGTTTTTGATGTATATGCTGCATGAGTTGAAAAAGGATAAGGAGAATAAGGAGGATTGAAACAGTGATATTTGATGATTTGAAAGAATATCAAGATACCTCAAAAGAAATACGAGAAATAGAAGAAATCATTCGAGAAAAATGGCTTAAACTAAGTGGCTTAACTTCTCCGCAAATTACAGATATGCCGATAACGCCAAACTATGATAAAGATAAATTAGGCAGGCAATTTGCGGAATTTGATGAATTAAATCGGATGTATTCTAAAAAATTAGAACATCTTAATTCCAAACAAATAAATGTAGAGCAGGCTATCGAAAATTTAAAGCCGAAATACAGAAGATTAATTCGTCTGAAATACATAAATGGATTAAGTTCAGAGGAAATAGCGCAAAAATCATATTACAGCAAGCGACACGTGGACAGGCTGATTAAACAGGGAATAGAAAAGCTGTCATTGAATGTCCCAAAATAGTATGTTACAATAATACCGTAGAATAATATAACAAAGAGCAATCCTCAACTCGGGGGTTGCTTTTTTATTTGCCGAAAAGGGGATGACAGATTGAAAGCAATCAAATGTGATTTGCCTAGCAATATATCCATGCTGGAATTACATACATTCGCAGATGAACATATCGGGGACGAGCATTCCGACATTGAAAGAATCAAGAAGCGCATTCAGTATGTTGCGGAACATAAAAACGCATATTGCGTATTAAACGGTGATATATTGGACTATGCCAGCCGGTCATCCATCGGTGATATCGAAACAAGAGAGTTTAATATCATGGGACAGCTTGAAAAGGCAGTCGAGTTGTTTGCACCGATTAAAGATAAAATCCTTTGCATTCAGTCCGGCAATCATGAAGCGAGAGGATACCGCAAAGAGGGATTTGACATCAGCAAAGTGATAGCCATGCAACTAGGCATATCGGAAAAGTATTCTCCGACATCCACATTGCTGTTTGTTCGGTTTGGATCTGCAATCAAACATCACGGCAGAGATTGTAAAATGCGTTATACGGTATATTGCAATCATGGAAGCGGCGGAGGAAGAAAAGAGGGAGCAAAGGCAATCAGACTTGCTGATATGGCGGGAATTGTTGATGCAGATATATACATTCATTCCCATTCGCATTTACCTATGGTGATGAAACAAGGCTTTTTCCGGGCGGATGTTTGCAATTCAACTGTCACCAATGTAACAAAGCTATTTGTAAACACAGCAGCAAACTTATCTTATGGCGGTTACGGTGCCGCACAGGAATATAAACCGTCAAGCACAGATACACCGGTAATATACCTTGACGGCTCAAGAAGAAATATGTCAGCAAAATTGTAGGTGATGAAATGAATGACATAAAAAAGCTAATTTACCTATCCCACAATTACGGCGGGAAAGAATCAAATAAACAGCACATTGAATTGGTAATGAAAGCACTGGTAAAACAGTATCCGGATTATACATTCCTTTCTCCGGTCCATGCGCTTGGATTCTTATATGACTATATCAGCTATGAAAGCGGTATGCGGCATTGTCTTGCTTTGCTTGATATGTGCGATGAATGCTGGTCTGTTGAGGGATACAATGACAGCAAGGGATGTGTTATAGAACAATCCTATTGCGCTGATCATCGCATACCGACAGTGATAATTCAAGACTGCGCAAAATGCGAATACAACAACAAAATACGATGTGATGTTGATTATTGTATTATTCCGGAGTGTTTAAAAAAGAAAAAGGCTGAAATTAATCAGCCTTAGACTTTAGATATTCATTAATTGCACGTCTGAAAAATTCTGCTTTAGAAATTCCGTCTGACTTTAAGTGATCTTCGAAATCTTCAACGAAATCACGCTTATATTCTACCTTGATTTGCTTATAAGCTTTTGCTTTGTATTTTTTTACGGATTCTGGGTAATAGTTATTTGGCATTTTGTTTTTTCTCCTTTAATGTTGCAAACAGATTGATAATTTGAACAGACAACAGGACAAAAAGTGATACGAGATATAAATAATTTAAAAACCTCTTCATTTTTTGCGGATGATATGATATAATAGTTATAGAGAAAGTATCCTACTTGGGGAGCTTTCGCTCCCCTTTCGGATTGGATTTACTTTTTCTTCTTGTTCTCGGATAGTGTTTTGACTATTTGCAAGGTAGTAAGCACTATTCCGAGGACTTTCGCTATTATCTCAATCATCTTGTTCACCTCCTTTCACTGTCTATATTATATCATATTAGTACTAATATGTCAATGCTTTTTCCAAAAATTTTTTCAAAAAAACTAAATATTTTTTAGCGTCTGCTTTTATTGGTAGGCGATTTTTTAATGAAACAATTTGGGGGTGTAAATGTGGCAAAAGGATATGCAAAACAATTCTATACTTCTAATCAGTGGGAAAATACAAGGAAAGCATATCTAATAAGCCAGCACTATATATGCGAACGATGCGGGGGCTATGCTAATATGGTGCACCATAAGAAACATATCAATCCGAATAACATTAATGACGTTATGATTACATTATGCTTTGATAATTTAGAAGCATTGTGCTGGGATTGTCACAATAAAGAACATAAGCATAAAGAAAAAAACAGAAATTATAAATTTGACGAAAACGGAAACATAATATAGCCCCCCATTTCGAAAAATGAAAGTCCCAACGGGAAACCGAGGCATGGGGTAAAAGAATACTGGGTAAGGGCTTACATAGGAAGGGGTAATAATACTTGACCAAAGAAAATCTAATTAAATCTGAAATGGAGCGATATAGAAAGATATATATTGGGGTTTCATCGAACAAGAAAACATTAGTAGAAAAATTATATACAGAAGCCGCTTACATGTACGCAACTTTAACAGAATTGAAAGAAATAGTAAATAAAGAAGGTGCGGTTTTAAAAGCCGTTAATGGAAACGGATTTGAAACCATATCGGAACACCCGGCTCAAAAAAGCTACAACACAACAATCAAGAATTATTCGGTTATAATCAAACAACTTGCAGAATTAGTTCCAGAGGAAAAAACAGAAAGTAAACTGGATGAGTTGATGAAACTATGAATTATATTTTTGAGTATTATCAAAAGATTAAATCTGGGGAAATCATTGTCGGAAAGTGGATATTGTTAATATACGAGTACATCGTTAAAGGACTTCAAGAAAAGGAGTTCTTTTTTTGTGCCAAAAAGGCAAATAAGGCAATTAAATTCATAGAAACGTTCTGCCACCATTCAGAGGGTAGGAGCGATCTTATAAAGCTTGAATTATGGCAAAAAGCAACCGTGTCTATTATTTTTGGAATTGTTGATGCTGATGAGATAAGAATATTTCGTGAAGTATTTATGGTGATGTCCAGAAAGCAAGGCAAAACATTATTTGCTGCCGCAATCATTGAATATATGTGTTTCCTTGATGGCGAGTATGGAGCAAAGGTTTATTGTTTGGCTCCAAAGTTAGATCAAGCAAACATTGTTTATGATGGTTTTTATCAGATGCTAAAAAAAGAGCCAGAACTTGACGCACTTGCTAAACGTAGGCGGTCGGATATCTACATAGAGCAGAATAACACCAGTATTAAACCGATAGCGTTTAACGCGAAAAAATCAGATGGTTTCAATCCTCATTTGGTTATATGTGACGAGGTTGCATCTTGGCAAGGCGATGCCGGGCTAAAACAATATGAAGTCATGAAATCCGCGCTAGGTGCAAGAAAACAACCGCTTATATTGTCAATATCCACAGCAGGATATATTAATGACAGCATATATGATGAACTGATGAAACGTGCTACTTCGTTTTTATTGGGAAGCAGTAAAGAAAAACGGCTGTTGCCTATTCTATACATAATTGATGATGTAAATAAATGGAATGACATCAATGAGTTAAAAAAAAGCAATCCGAATTTAGGGGTTTCCGTATCGGTTGATTTTCTAATCGAAGAAATAGCAATTGCAGAAAACAGTATCAGCAAGAAAGCTGAATTTTTAACCAAGTATTGCAACATAAAGCAAAATTCATCTTGTGCATGGCTTTCAAGGCAGGAAGTAGATAAAACAATGTGTTCAGAATTAAATCTTGAAGATTTTGCTAATTGTTATGCAGTGGGAGGCATTGATTTATCGCAAACAACTGACTTAACGTGCGCTTGCGTGGTAATAGAAAAACAAAATATTTTATATACCATATCGCAGTTTTTTATGCCGCAAAACAGAATTTCAGAGTTGCAAGCTTATGACCAAGTACCGTATGAAACATTTGTCAAACGTGGGTTTATTACACCGTCCGGCGAAAATTATGTTGATTATAAAGATGTATTTAATTGGTATGTAATGCTTTTACAGAAATATAAAATAAGGTGCTTACAGATAGGCTATGACAGATATTCAGCGCAGTATCTAATACAAGATTTGTCACAGTTTGGCTTTCATGTTGACGATGTTTTTCAGGGCGAAAATTTAACTCCAGTAATTAAGGAATTTGAAGGAATCATTAGAGATGGAAATTTCAAGACCGGAACAAATTCACTGTTGCAATCGCATTTTTTAAATGCCGCCTTAAAGGAGAATGCAGAAACAAGAAAACAAAGAATAATCAAAATTGAACCACGATCACATATCGACGGATGTGTGGCTGTTATGGATGCGTTAACAGTTAGACAGAAGCACTATAGCGAAATAGGAAAATTTTTAAGAAACGAGGGGAAATGATGGGCTTGTTTGACAAGGTGTTTAAAAAACCAAAGATCAGCATATCACAACTTAAAAGTTATTTTAAATTATTAAACGGATATTCGCCGGTATTTACTTCATTTGATGGTGGAATTTATGAAATGGAATTAACAAGGTCGGCGGTTCATGCTATTGCAAATCATTGTAGCAAATTAAAACCCGAAATATTGGGGAATGCAAATCCGCATCTGAGGAACACGCTGAAATATAAACCAAATGATTATATGGACACAAGTAAATTTTTATATAGACTTGCAACCATTTTGTCAGTACAGAACACAGCGTTTATCGTTCCAATTCTTGACGAGGTCGAACATATTATCGGTTATTATCCGATATTGCCATCAAGGAGTGAAGTTAGAGAGGATAGCAAAGGAAATGCGTGGCTTGTTTATACATTTGGAACTGGTGAAAAAAGTGCCATTGAATTAGACAGGGTTGGCATATTAACACAACACCAATATAAGAACGATCTGTTCGGAGAAAACAACAATGTATTAAATGCGACAATGCAATTGCTACATACACAGAATGAGGGAATAATCGAGGGCGTGAAAAATAGCGCTGCAATTAGATTTATTGCTAAGGCATCAAATATGTTCGGTGATGATGCATTAAAAGAATTGCGCGATAACTTTGCAAGTCTTAATCTATCAGCCGATAACAACACAGGGCTAATGATATTCGACAATCAATTCAGTGAAGTACAACAAGTTCAAAATCAGCAATTTGTTATTAATGCAGCACAGCAAAAACTAATTCAAGACAATGTGTTCAATTATTTCGGTGTAAATCAGAAAATACTGCAAAATGATTTTGACGAAAACGCATGGAATGCATTTTATGAAGGAAAGATTGAGCCGTTTGCCTTGCAGCTGTCTTTGGTAATGTCAAATATGACATATACAACAAAAGAATTAGCGTTTGGAAATGAAATTCAATTTAGCGCAAACAGATTGCAATATGCGAGTAATCAAACAAAATTAAATGTTGTCACACAGTTATTTGACAGAGGTTTATTAAGCCTTAACCAAGGCTTGGAAATATTTAATATGCCACCAGTGGATGATGGAAATGAAAGATATATTAGGGGCGAATATGTAAACGTAAAAAGCAAAGAAGGGAATGAAGGTTAATGGAAAAGACGGAATTGCAGAACATTCAGAAGTTAATTGATGAAAAAGGGTTTCAATTTAGAGATTTTATGCTAACTAAAATTGAAACAAGGAAAAAAGACGATGGTAACGATGAAATGATATTGGAAGGTGTACCTTGTACATTTGACACAGAAACGGTTCTTTATAAAGGAAAGTACTATGAATGTCGGGAAAAAATTGATAGAAACGCATTTGACACCGCAGATATAAGTGATGTCATTTTTAATTACAATCATTGCGGAAGAGTGTATGCAAGAACAAGAAACAATTCGCTTTCGTTATCTGTTGAAAATGACGGTTTACACATGAAAGCGGTATTAATGCCAGATGATGAAGGGCATGCGCAGTTATACAGAGATATAAAAAGTGGATTAATTGACCGGATGTCATTTGCGTTTACAGTTGAAGAATCTAGTTATGAATACATAGAAAAGCAAGGCGATGACCCAAATGTGGAAATAAGAACAATTACAAAAATAGACAAGCTTTATGATGTTTCGGCGGTAGATATACCAGCCTATGACAGCACCAGTATTTCAGCAAGGTGTGCGTTTGATGCGGAAAGAGAAAAACGCAATGCGGAAAGCAGAAATCTTGCTTTAAATAAATTGAAATTAAAGTTAAAACTGGAGGGAATTAAATGAGAATCAATGAAATTGAGGAAAGATTAAACGCAATCAAAGCAGAATGCGAAAAAGAGGATGCAGATATTAATGCCTTATCTCAGGAAGCTGATGCGTTAATTGAAGAAAGAAAAGCTATTTTGGATAATGTTGAAAAACGAAAAAACACCATTAAAAATATCGTTAACGGTGTAGAAACAAAAACTATTGAAACTTTTGAGGAGGATAAAAAAATGGAAGAGAAAAGAACATTTGACAGAAGTTCTGCGGAGTATAGAACTGCATTTTTGAAAAAAGTAAGAGGTATGGAATTGTCCGAGATTGAGCAAAGAGCGTTTTCTAGCGCTTCTTCATCTGCCGGAGCTGCTATTCCGACCGAAACGGCTAATGAGATTATCAGAAAATTAAAACAATATGCTCCGTTGCTGGGCGAAATCACTTTGCTACATGTTGCTGGAAATGTTACTTTTGCAATTGAAGATACCATTAATGATCCCGCAATACATACTGAAAATGCGAGCATTACTGGTGATTCCGATACATTGACATCTGTAACACTTGGAAGCTATGAAATCACTAAGCTTGTTCAGGTTTCTAAAACTGTTGCTACGATGTCGATTGATGCGTTTGAAGCTTGGTTGGTAGATATGATTTCAGAAAAGATTGCGCAAAAGATTTGCAAATACTTGATTGACGGAACTGGTTCCAGTCAGCCTACCGGAGTAGAAAAAGCAGCAACTTGGGGTGATACCAATTCTGTAACGGTTGCTAAGACAGCAGCCTTAACCGCCGCAAATGTTCAGACATTGATTGGATTGCTTCCTGCTGCATATGACAAGAACGCAAAATTTTTAATGTCCAAAAAGACACTTTTTACAGATTTCATGCCGTTGCAGGACAACAGCAAAAACAAACTTGTTACTAATGAGGGAAACCAATATTTTGTATATGGATATCCGGTAATGATCGATGACAGTGTTACTGCTCATGAGGCTTACTTGGGCGATTTCAAGAAAATGGTTGGAAACCTTTCGGAAGCAATCAACATCACTTCTGCTTTTGATATCAATACTAATTCCTATAAATATCTTGGCTGCGCAATGTTTGACAGCAAAGTTGGTGTTGGTGAAGCATTTGTGAAACTTGTAAAAGCTACGGCATAACAATTCGTAATGTGTTTATGGGGGCGGTAAATTCGCCCCCAAACAGAACGGAGGGAAAATATGCTTGACAAAATAAAAATGTCTTTGCGAATATCTTCCAATGATTTTGATGCGGAACTATCCACATTAATGAATGCATGTCTTTCCGAATTAAGATTAAATGGTGTGGATGTTACAAATAGTCAATATGAGGATTTAGTGCAACTGGCGGTAAATAATTTTTGCAAAACACATTTCGGGTGCAATGAAAAAGCTGACCAATACAATAAGATGTACAACAGTTTAAAGTCATATTTAATGACGGCTTGCAAGGTGATTGGCTATGGAGATTAAAGCAGCACTTATATCAAAAACATATTCATCTGATGACATTGGGAATCAGATAGAAACGGCTGCCGAAAAGGAAATATATTGTACTATTGAATCTATTAGTCAATCTGAATTTTTTGCTTCCGGTCAAACAGGGCTAAAGCCTGAATACAAATTGATAATGTGGAGATTTGAATACAATGGGGCGAAAAATGTTAAGCTACAAGGCAAAACATATAGCATTTATAGAACCTATTGTAATAATGACAAAATAGAATTGTACTTGTCTGAAAAAGTTGGTGACAAATAATGCCTGGACATAGACCAGTTGGGCTTGATGAGCTATATACGGAAATATCACGCGCCATGTCAACGGAAGTGCAGGAAATCGAAGAAAGTGTTGATGCTGCCGCAAACATTGTCACAAAAGAATTACTCAGTAATATCAGGTATGATTCGCCGGAAGGCGCAACCGGAGAGTATAAAAAAGGGTGGAAAAGAAAAAAATTAAAGTATTCTTATGTGGTCTACAATAAGAAAAAGCCATATATTACACATCTATTGGAATTTGGTCATGATATTGTCGGAAGAGATGGAAAACGAAAAGGAAAATCCAAAGCAATTCCGCACATAAAAAAGAATGAGCAAAATGCGGTGGAAAAATTTGAAGATTTGTGCATTGAAATAGTTTCCGGGGGGTTGAGATTGAAAAAATGACTTTTAAACAACTGAACACTTTATTAAAATCAACTGGATATCCTGTTGCATATTATCAATTCGAAAAGCCACCGAACATTCCGTTTATTGTATATATGGATGGCGGTTCGGACGTTTATGGCGATGATTTCAGCAACAAAATCACGGTACAAAATTATGTAGTTGAACTTTATACAGATAAAAAAGATTTGACCGCAGAAGGCAAAGTGGAATCTGTATTGAATTTTACGGGATTTAATAAAAGCGAAAACTACATAGATAGTGAAAAATTATATCAAATAGTTTATGAATTTACAACAACAGAAAAGAGGTAAAAAAATATGGCAGTTAGTGGCGATAAAATCATTCTTGGAAGTGGAAAAATCTATTGTTCTGAATATTCGTCAGCGATTCCAGATGATGAAACACTAGAAGCAGAGTCGAATTTGCTCGGCTTAATACAAGGCGGAGCTACTTTGGAATATACGCCTGAATTTTATACAGCAGAAGATGATTTGGGATTAAAGAGTAAAACCATTTTAACTAAAGAAGAGGTCTCTTTAAAAGCGCCCATAATGACATTGTGCGGTACGACTTTTTCAAAAATTTGTTCCACCGCCAGAAAAACAGAAGCGTCCGGAAAAAGAACGGTAAAAATTGGTGGATTAAGCAAATATGATGGTAAAAAATATGTCATCAGATTTGTTTATGAGGATTCTGTTGACGGCGATATCCGTATAACCATTGTCGGTAATAATCAAAGTGGATTTACTTTAGCATTTGCAAAAGACAAGGAAACAATTGTCGATGTAGAGTTTAAGGCATTGCCTCATGATACGGACGGAACAAAAATTATTTATGAGGAAGATATTCCAACAGTTTAATAAACAAATGGGGCGGTGTAAAATCCGCCCTACTTTTATTATGGAGGTTTTACGGTGTTTGAATTATCAAATATGAATACAAGATACTTTCCAATAAAAATAGGCGATAAATTATTTGAAATTGAGCCGCCTAAACTTAAAACATTAAGAAAATTTGAAAACATGAATTCTAACGGAAATGATACAACGCAAGAATTATCCGAAATGATATCTGAAATTTTAAGCAAAAATAAGCAGAAGTATAAAGTTGATGTTGATTTTGTAGAGGAAAATTTTGAAATAGACACAATATTTGAATTTCTGCATTTATATTTCAAATGGGTAGGAAAGGCGCATAATGACCCAAACTAAAAATCCCTTATTGCCCATCTAGCGACAATAAGGGGCACTATATTTGCGAAACTGCACTGGAAAAAACAGTATCAAATTATTTAGGTGTTTCTATGGTTGATGTTGTGGATTTAATGTATGACGAGTATTTATATTTCGCGCGTGAAGCTGTTATATATAATTGCTCTCAAACGCAAAGCGGGTTAGAGTATTTGGAAAAGTGCTGGATATTTGAACAAACAAAGCCAGATAGACAGGCGTTGCGGCAGAAGTTCAGGAAGGAGGATGCAAATGGCAAGTAAAAACATTAAAGGAATCACAATTGAAATCGGTGCGGAAACAACAGGCTTGTCTAAAGCTTTAAGCGAAATAGACGGCAAATCCAGAAAATTGCAATCAGAATTAAAGGGCGTAGAATCTCTTTTAAAATTTGATCCTAAAAATACTGAATTGCTTGCGCAGAAACAAAAGATATTATCGGAATCAATTGAAAATACCAAAGAAAAACTGGAAGCTTTAAGAAAGGCTGAAAAGCAAGTTCAACAACAAGTTAAAGAAGGTAAAGTTTCAGAAGAACAATATCGAGATTTCAAACGTGAAATTATTGCGACTGAGCAAAAATTAAAAAAGTTAGAAGATCAAGTAAAGGACACGAACGGCGAATTTTCAGATCTATCTTCAGATGCAAAGCGTGGACTAAATAAAGTTGGAGACACAATAGACAATGTCCGTGTTGATGCCAAACAGTTAGAAAGCCAGACGGACAACAACAAGCGTTCCTTTAGTTCTTTTACAGATAACGCAAAAAAAGGATTATCAGCGTTAAAGATTGGAATGGAAAAGATTAAATCCTTGGCGAAAACTGTTGCAAGCGGAGTAAAAACTGCGTTTAAAACAGTATCAGCATCAATTGCTGCTGCCGGTGCTGCTATGGTTGCATTAGCTGAATCTACAAGAGAATATAGAGAAGATTTGTCAAAGTTGGAAACCAATGCAGCCAAAACGGGGAAAAGTATAAAAAGCACCAAAGACAGACTTAAAGAATTAAATGCGATTACAGGAGAAACGGATAGCAATATTGAAGCATTGTCAAACTTAATGCAAGCGGGATTAGATGACAATCAAATCAAAAAAACCGTTGATGCATTGAGCGGTGCCGTTATTGCATTCCCTGACACATTAAAAATCGAATCATTATCTGATAGCCTACAGGAAACAATTGCAACCGGAAAAGGAGTCGGACAATATTCCGAATTGCTTGAACGGTGCGGATTCAACCTTGATATATTTAACTCTGAAATGGAACAGGCAAAAACCAAAGCCGAAAAACAAAATGTTGCGTTAAGATATTTAGCCAAAACCGGAATGGCATCTGTTAATTCGGAGTACCGAAAAACAAATAAATCGTTGATTGATACGAAAAATGCCCAGTATGATTTAAATGATGCAATGGCTGGCATGGGAGAAGCGGCAGAGCCTGCAATTGCTAATGTGAAATCAGAAGTTGCGGAAATGATTAATGAACTAACAGAAGATTTCAAGAAAGATGGAGTTTCCGGAGTTATAAACGGAATATTTGAAATGATAAACGCCGCTGCCGTTGAAATTGGTAAAGAGGAAAACAGAAAAAAGATTTCCGAAACTGGCTCCACATTTTTAAAAACAATTATATCCGGTGCAGTGAATTCAGTTCCAGAATTGCTTAAAACCGCTTTTTCTTTAGCAGGGACTTTTATGACTGAGTTTGCAAAAGATTCCGATCAGCTGAAAACGGGAATAAGCACATTTGTAAAAAACATCACAAAATCATTATCAGATGAAAAAACAATAAAAGAAATGGAAGCAGCCGGCGAAAAACTTATGGAAGATTTAATGTATGGAATTAGTTATGCCATTCCAGATTTGGTTGAACTGGCTCTAAAAATTGGAGAAATTTTTGCAAGGAATGCATGGGCAGGCGCAAAAGGACTAGTAAAAGGACTATTTGGCGGTTTATGGGATAGATTAGCTGGAGATTATGACACAATAACAAATCCAAAGGGTGGAGGGGGGAAATCGATACCAGCATTTGCGAATGGGGGAACACTGTATAACGGTCAAGCTATTGTTGCAGAAGCAGGTCCTGAATTAATTCAAATGTTAAATGGTAAGGCAGTGGTTACTCCTTTATCATCCCAAGGCAAAAATACTCAAATTAATACTCAGCCAATTGTAATCCATACGCATGTAGATTTAGACGGAAGAGCAGTGGGAAAAGGAATAACACCGTATGTTTCACAAAATCAGCGCACTGCATTAGGAGGGGCGTTTTAATGTATATTAATGGTACAGATATATCAACATATTCGGGAACTGTAATGTCATTTAATCCACAGCCAACACAAATCGACAACGTTGTGCACATTCCGCCTAGCACAGGAAATGTATTGATGATTGGCTCTGAAAACAGAGGGAAGCCGCTATATGTAAACATTTGGATTGACAGCACATCGATTGATGACAGTATACAGAAATATTCAAAATTGAAACTTGCATTAAATCAATGTACTTTACAACGCAAAAATACAACTATGTACTATGATTGTACACTTCAATCGGATAGCATAAAAACCAACGTTGTCGGTAGAATTATTGAAGTAGAATTCAGCTTTATATGCACACAGTATTCTGCGCAGACAAGTACATCCCCCACTGCATTAAACACATTGTATGATATTAATAATCAAGGCACAGCCACAACGCCGGCAATAATTAGATTCAAACCAACAGGCAGCGCATTTGCAGACAAATCAATAATATTTAGCCTTTATCCGTATTATTTAAACAGCAATGTGTATGATCAACAGTGTTATAGTATTGATTTAACCAGTGAAGATATTGGCAAAGAAATCGTAATTAATAGCGAAGATGTAACATTTAGGATTGGCGGTAATAACGAAATTAGTCGATTAAATATTAGCGGATATCGCACCAGAGTATCTGGATACAATCCGATAACTGGACTACCAAATTTGTATTCGTTGGATGAACTTCCCGTTATGGAATTTCCTCATCTGCAAAGTGGGATTACAAAGTTTAAAATAGTAACAAGTGAATCTATAACAACTAATAATGGATTTACATGTTCAATAACTTGGAAGCCGAGGTGGTTATAATGATAAAATTAATGGATTCTAGTCGCACTGTTATATCAATGCTTACAAATGTAAAGGACTATCACATTGTTGAAACGCTTGACGGAAACGAAACGTTATATTTCAGCTTGCCGATTGAGGATGCACAAAACACTAATATCAAGCTTGAATATTACGTTCAAAATGAAAAAAACCGATATGTTATCAAAGAAAAACACAGTGCCGGTGATTGGTATGATTATGTATGTCAGTTGGATTTAGATGATTTTAGAAATATATATAAAAATACAATTGGCACATACACGTTAAGCACACTGGTTTATTATGCTTGTATAGGCACAGGCACCGGATGGACGCATTCCACGGTTGAAACTACTGCAAAATATGTTGAAGGCGATTATCAATCTAATTTAGATGAATTAAAATCGTTTATTGCATATTTTGGATGTGAAGCAAAATTCGACACCATAAACAAAATTATTAATGTGGTAAATCAGCTAGGGGAAGATAAGGGATGTTATTTTATTGAAGAACTAAACTTGAAAAAGCTTGATATTGACAGCGACACAAATAATTTAATTACCAGGCTGGAGCCGATTGGGAAAGACGGACTTAGTATATCAAGCGTAAATAGTGGATTAAACTATGTTTCTAATAATACTTATACCAGTAAAATTATCTATGGTGTGTGGCAAGATGAAAGATATACAAACGCATCTCAGCTGAAAACAGATGCAACAGCCAAGCTTGCAGAATTATGCAAGCCTGCTACTACATATAGTGTCGATGTCGTGGATTTAGCGAGCGCCAGCATGGAATATGCGGATATATTGTCTTATGAATTAGGTGATACGGTAACATTGTTTAACCGAAAAGAAAACCAAAAACAAACACACCGTATCATTGAAATTGATAAATATCCAGAAGAACCACATAGAAATAAATGCCAGCTATCTAGCCGTGCTTATTCGATTATTGGTGTACAAAAACAAGCATTTAAATCCACCGACAGTTTGCAAGGCAAAGTTGGAATTACTAAAGCTAACGGTGACGGAACTGTTTCAACAGCAAAAGCCGGAACAGATTATCAGACACCGATTACAGCCGGAACGGATTATGTAGCGCCAAGTTATTTTTCACAAGCCACACCAGTTTCACTCACAATGATAAACGGGGCGGCATCGCAAGGATGGTATAACGTTGTATATAAATCCGGAAATGTTGGACTTGTTTTATTGGCAATCACAGTTTCATCGTCATCCGGGATTGCAAACAATACCACTATCGCTAATTTACCAACCGGATATTATGCATGGCAGGTGGCTATGGTTAATCCGAGCGGAAACGCAAGCAATACAGGAGC